AGGTTTTAAGGACAGAAACGAACAGTACGAAAAAGAACTGATAATAAGGAACAATAAATATAAAATATTTGACAACTTATCATTTTAATTTCTATAATTTAATGTGATAAGGAAACGAAAATGGCAAGTATTTTAGATGATTACCAATTAACTGTGGAAAAATTCGAAGGCGCAATAGCGGTAGGTAGAACCAAATACCAAATTTTAACTATGTTTCAAAAAACTTCTAAAGAAATGGATGATTGGTGCAAAGAAAACTATCATGGCGCAAATTTCGAATATGTTTATGAAGTGGTTAAACAACTAACATTGAATGAATATTTTGAAATGATGAAAGAACTTGGTTATCGTGGAAATCCGAGTGCTATGGCAATTATTAATACAGCTATTCAAAATCTCGATGCTAACAACACGTTGAGAATTGTATTCGAAAACGGTGGGGTTAGAGAAGAAACGGAAGAAGATAAATTAAACGATTAGGAACGAAAATTATGGGGGATAGTACGGTTAAAAAAATAATAGGAACGGCATTGAACGAAAAGAATGCAGAAAGACAAAACAAACATTTAAGTAACGGGGAGTTCGAGAAAAGCATAACGCAAAAACAGTTCGCATACGAACCAACATACTATTACATCGTGTCTATCGAAGATAAACCCGTTTCCAGAGACCGTTTATTAAGGTTCGATTCGGACATAAAATTCACGAAAGGACAGTACACAATTCAGTATGTTCCGTTAGCAGATTCTAGGCGCAATCCGAAGTTCCCGTATCTTATCGGACAAGACCTCGTTCGCATTCGCGTGACGGTGTCCGGTCCCCGCCACTGGGGTTGCCTGTGTGACAGGATACCAGAGTTGGGGTGGATAGACCGAAACAGTACATTACGAGACGAAATGTTCGCAATTGCAAAGAAACATCCCGGACTGGTATTAAGGTTCGGAATTGATTATTGTAAGTATTGTACAAAAATAGAAGAACGTGCGGAACGAGAAGGAATTGATATCGATCATAAACCACTGGTGACATATCTGTGGAATAAAGATATGCAGAACAAAATGAAAAATTTAAACACAGATGGTTGGCAAAAAACCAAAGCTGATTATATCAAGGAACTACAGGAAGCAGAAAAAACCTCTACCGTGCTAAAGGAAATTAAAGGAAGGTAATGATTATGAATATTACAGTTAAGGAATATATAAGACGCAAAGCCCTAGGATTACTAGGGTTAATTGACTCTAGTATCGATCCTCGTATTCGTGCTGACAGACTTACCTTCGTTAATGATATCAATGAAATCAATAAAGATAAGTTAAAGGAATATAATGTGTGGTATGCGGGCGATGCAGACGAACTTCTTAACTTCTATACCCGTGCTTACACGATTGATTATAATTATGATCCGTTATACAACCGGAACAAGAAGTCTTATTTCTGGGCAGTGTCGAGTACCGAGAACGATATTAAAAGATCACACTCTGGTCAACCACGAAATATCGTGGATACCTTAGTGGATATTATCGGTTTGCCTAATATCTTCATCGGTGATAAAAAACTCGAAACGATTAATGCACGATTGAAAGACATTTTGGATGAGAACAATTTTGATAAGCTCGTTTTGCAAAAGGCCAGACCGTTAACTCTTGTCGAGGGCTGGGGCGGTTGGAAGATAAACTGGGATACCGGATTCTCCGATAACCCTATTTTGCTTTATTACCGTGCCGATGCCGTCGACTTTATTTTTAGGAATGACCGATTAGTAGCGATTATATACAAAGACTACTATCAAGATGAGAAAGGGAAAGATTATATCTTGTTCGAAACTCGTAGAATCGAGAAGAGAGAGATTAAAGATGATGCAACCGGACTAAAAAGTACAGTACCGTGCTTAATTATAGAGAAGGAATTATTTAAAATTTCTGGACAGTCTGAAGTGCTTCAAAAAATGAAGTTGAGTGATTTGCCACAGTTGAAGGATACGAAGGATAGTATTATTGTCACAAACTTCAACTCATTCCTTGGTTGGCCAAGTATTATTTATGAAGATAATCACGAAGATGTGTATGGTCGTTCGATTTTTACAGGAAAGATTGATTTGTTTGATGATTTGGATCAATGTTACTCACAAGCGGCCAATACCGTGCGTAGAAGTACAACGATTGAATACTTCAACACGTTATATTTAGAAAAAGATGAGAAAACTGGCATTCCAAAGATGCCACATGCATTTGATAGAAAATACATTGGATATAAAGGTGCCAAGACAGGTGATGGGAATTTGGATAATGCCGGACCCGTGCAAGCGGTTCAACCACGTCTGGATTTTACCAGCTATAGTATCGAAGAACAGAATATTCTCGTAAATATTTTGTCTGGTATTATGTCACCAGCGACATTAGGCATTGATGTAGCGAAAAAAGACAATGCTGCTGCACAAAGGGAAAAGGAAAAGGTGACAATCTTTACTAGAAATACTGTGATTTATGAAGAAACCAAAATTTTCAAGAAATTAGCCAACGATTTGTTAGTTGCTTGGGAATTGATGCACACTGGAAAGATTACTTGTAAGAAGTATGATGTGTCTGTCCAATATGAAGAATTTGCAGATGCTTCCTTCGAGAATAAGTTAGAAACCGTGCTAACCGGCTGGCAATCTGGCATTATGAGTGATGAGACTGCACTTCGCTACCTTCATGGCGACAAATTAGGTAAAGAAATGTTCGACAAGGAACTCGCTTGGGTTAAAGAACAAAGAGAAAAGTCGGAACAACCAATGGGTGGCGATTCACTCTTCGGTTCAAATCCTGCCGATCAGGGCGCATACGGTATATTAGGCGCAGATAATTCCTATAATGAACAGATGGAAAAACCAGAAATCGGTAATGATTTGGGTGTTCCTGATCTCACCAGAGGAATTTAAAAGAGGTTCTGACCGTGCTAGGTAAATCCAGATTGAAGTCTGTGCTGTTCGGATATGAAGTTCGCAGTACAGCGATCATTAGTAACGGCATAGTTCATTCCGTTCCAAGGCAAAAAACACTCGGTTTGTTAAAGAAAGAGCTAGAAAAGCTAACGAAGTATGCTAATCTCTCTCCTTCTGAAACGAACCGTTTGTGGCAACAAAACTACAGTCGGTGTATAAGGGTGGCGAAGAGTACCTATTCATTGCTTAGAAGGGCGAAAAACAATGCTGTAATACGCGCTGGGGCTGATTTGGAGTACGATGAAGAACTAAAATTAAGAAAAAATGTCGTATATGGTGTGGTTCGTAAAGAGTTTCCTTTGCTAGAGAAGGAGAAGAACGAAGCAGCTGATGAGTACGAATACCGTGCTAAGAGAGAAAATTTACAGTCGTTGTTCGGATCAGGAGTGTTCTATTTATGTTCTTCTCACCAAAAACCAGCAAAAGATCATGCTGAATGGGAAGGGAAAATATACGTTCATGAAGATTGGATGATGAGAATTGATGGGGAAATGCACGGTAAAGTAGAGGCATACATCAGGAATCATCATATAAGAACAGTTCAGTGGGTGACTGGCAGTCCAGTGTGGTTGGTTTATAGACCGAATTGTAAGCATTATTTTATTGAAGTTTCTGTAGAAGAGGTGTTGGGAAGCAGTGTTAGAAAACTTCTTAAAGCACACGATATGTATATGGAAGATGAAAAAGAAGAAACTTACGAATATGGACAGTATAAGCACTATTATGAACGATTAAAGGTATATAGTTATTTGCATTCAATGTTTGATGCAGAAGATTTAGATAAAGATATAACAGAAACAAGGAAATTAGTACGGAAATGGAAACTGTTGAGTGAGGGTTCCGGATATCGATCAGGATTGGTTAACCGTGCTATAACAAGTAGGGAAGCTGCATAACGTAGCAAAAGAAAACGGATCGAATTGAATCGGTCCGTTTTTACTTGGCGTTCGGAGGTAAAGTATTTGAGTGAGGTAAGTAAAGATAAATGTTCGTTTCGTGGATTTTACGCCAAGTAGGGATATAACGATACTGACTAATGTCAGCGCAAGTACTCTTTTTTATTCTTCTTCTACTATTCTTTCTGCCACATAAATTTCATCAAGGTTATCAGGAAGTAACGAATTGAGATAATCTGCTATTTCTTGAGCATGTGTTCTTGAACGAAAGTGTAGTCCGGTTTGTGGTAATCTTTCTCCGTTTCGAATTAATATGATTCGGAACTTGTCTTTCGAATATTTCAGTTTTTCATCCATTGTTTCGCACTCCTTTCGCACTACTATAATAGCACATTTGGTGTATTATGTCAAGTTTTTTATTTGACAGAAGTGCATTGGAAGGAAAATGATGTGAACCGTGCTAAGCAAATCCGAATAAAAAAAGAACCAGATTTCTCTGGTTCCGTTTTGATTTGATTACCAACTTGCTTGATAAATTACTTCATATTCACTGCCATCTACGAATGTGATAACTTTGTCGAGTAATCGGACTGTGTATTCCAAGTCTCTAAAATACCATTCATCATAATCAGTGGTTCCGAAGAAAAAACCTTCTTCAGTTTGTAGTAATTCATTTGCTTTGTCTTTGTTTTGCAATACACGACTGCATAAGTTTCGAAGTTCCTTTAATTTGGCGACTGGAACATAAACTGGTGCGCAATTATCTTCACCATCGGCACAATTATCGACAAACCACTTATGAATAGCATTTGCCTTTCTCCAATAACCAACTTGGTAATCAGTTTTGATGCTTCTACTGGCGAAATTGCGATTAAGGATATCTTCTTCAAATCCTTTTAGTTCGCTTGGATATAAGTTCTTCACATCCTTGTTTCGAAACTCACTTTTACTGGTGTACTCTTCTTTCCTCAAGTACAAATACATATCTAATCCCATAATTTAACCTCTCTTTCTGGACTTTGATATCTTTCCTACTATTATATTATCATAATACGAGAAAAAAGTAAAGTGTTTTATTTAAGTTTTTGGAAAAATTTTGGAAGTTAGTTCGCATACGAACCGTGCTAGGAATATCCAGAAAAGAAAACCCCGGGATCACCGGGGCATTCAGTTCAGATTTGGTTTAGATTTCCCAACGATAAATGTCGTTTGGTGCTTCTCTATGTGGATTAAATGTGATTATTTCGCCATCATAGGTATCCCAATTAATCTTTTTTGTTGGTTTGCCAGTTTTGGTATAACCACCCTGTTGTATTCGGCAACAATCATCGAGAATCATTACTCCGTTTTCAAAAATGTAGTGTTCTGAAAACTCCATACCTTCTTCTTCGGAAAAAACTTCAATAATACAATCTTTGCTTAATTCTTGAAGAGTTGTTCCCATAAAAATGTCGGGGTAATTTTCCTTTACTGAATTGTAGTAGGTGTGTTCTCCACTACACATACAAGAATAGACACTCCAAGCACAATCTCCATAAACGAAGATTGAGAAAATTCCGTTTCCTTCTTCAATCATTTCCTCATCGAACACATCAAATACTCTAAATAAGTGTTTGTGTTCTGGTTTTCCAATTCCATAATTGTAATCTGCTTTTAGAGTATCAATTACCTCTTGGATTTTTTCTTTACTACCTTTGATTTTCATTTCGTAGTTACAATAGTTAGGCATATACTTTTTCCTCCTTTCCTAACCATAATTATAATACCATATTATTATATTAAAATCAAGTGTTTTATTTAAGATTTGTTTAATATTTTTTGAACCAGCTGAGATCGTATATACCCGTGCTATTCAAGGACGACAAAAAAAGAAGCGGAATTAATTTTCCGCTTTTTTCAATGTTTCGAAGACATCAATTTTTGGATAAATATATATGCTACCCCAAGTGCCACCTATTCGTATGTCACCCCAAGGGCCAGTTTCAATTTTTGTAATCACACCAATCTTGCCTTCGTAATTTGAATTATATGGTTCATCAGTTAAATGAACGATTTTGATTGTGTCACCTATTTTAAACATTTTAAGCAACCTCTTTCACAAAATAATATAATGTGCCTTGTTTTAAGCAAGCATTTGGTAGCAAATCGTTTAACTCACTAACAATTAATTTAGATTTCTCTAAGGGTGTTAAATTAGTTCTTTCTTTACTTTTTATGGTTTTCCATAACTCACCATAACTAATTTCTTCACCATTTCTTTTTAAGCAAACTACTAACATTTTTATTTCCTCCTTTGCTTACAATAATAATATATCATACCTATATACATATTTCAAGCATTTCTTTAAACTTTTTTAAATTTTTTTTGATGCGGAATTTTCCGATCAGGATTGATGCGGATTTGCACGGATGACTACCAGAAAAAATATCCGGATCAGTTCGACCCGGACTTTTTGAATTATTCCATTTCTTTATATTGTGGCAATTTCATATAACCAGTGAATTGATAAACCTTTAATTCATTTGGTTCACACCCAATATGTTTGAGTAATTCTTCTTTGCTATTATAACTATTCACATAATAACTAGTGGTAGGACATTCATTTTCGTAGTCTTCTTCACTTTCATAGAATTGATATTCGCTACCAGTGTTAAAATAACACATTTCGATATATTCAATATCTTCTTTAGTGATTTCTTCACTAGCATAACCATATTGCCATTCTCTTTGCATTACACCACACATTTTGAAACTTCTCCATTTCTTACCAGTCATTAATTGTAGTGCTTCTTCGACAATATCTTCTTCTTTCCAACGAATTGAAAACTTTTCCAATAACTCTTTCCATTTGTGGATTTCTTTGGTGGAATATTTCTTACCATTACTTTTTGGCAAGTAGTAATTAATATACTCACTCACATTATTCCAATAGCAATGGTTAGATTTTGGTTCAATGGATAATTCATATTCATAATAAGATTCACTAATTTTAAGGATTTGTTCGAATTCCTTTGTCAATGAATAGTGATACTCATCATTACCATAAATAATCACATTTTCTTCGTAAATATCATCATTCCAACCAAGGTGGTATTTACCATTTTTGTCTTTGTAAGTATAGAATAGATTGTCTTCTTGCCATTCTGGACTTACTTGTTTGCAGATATACATACTTTCTACCTCTTTTCCTACCTTAATTATATCATACCTATATATATTGTCAAGGTTTTTATTTAATAAATTATTGAAGGATTTGCCCGGGGATCAGGTCGATTGAGGCGCACGGTTGGATATGATCATGCTGTAATGCAGCTGAATTTTGTGCGGAAGGAATTTATCCGCTCATACCCGTGCTAGAGAGGTTCGAAAAATTTCGGAAAAAATTGCACAAAAAAAGCAACCTTTCGGTTGCCCTTTCGTGTCGATTTTTAGAGCGTTTCGATTTGGAGTTTCGCAACGAGTTTATCGTAAGTTGCTTTAGTTAAGAAGATTTCTCTACCATTCTTGAAATGCACATTGTAAATGCTTTCGTGTGTTTCAGTTTTAACGAGATTTCCATTCTCATCGAATAATTGAGTGTCTTCGACTTGCTTTTCGGTTAAACCATCGATATCTTCGACAACGATAATGCATTCAACCTCGTTTCCTTTACGATTTAAACGATTTAATTTCAACATAATTTTTGTTCCTCCTTTAACTTTTGAACATTATGTTTTTGTAAGTACTTTCCTTTTCCTTACACTCTTATTATACCATATCTATATATTGTGTCAAGTGTTTTTTTAAACTTTTTTTAGATTTTTATATCTCATTCTTTTCCAACCTTTTTGCACACAATTGCCATATTTGAAGAGTGGACTATTTGGTGCTCTTCTAGTTATGATATGTCCAATCGTATCGTGTCCGTTAAGCACCATTTCGATTTGTCTATTGCTTAATTTGATTTCATTAGCATTATATATGTTTTTGAATAAGTTTGTGTTTGTATCAGTCTTTTTTTGATACTGCCACCTACCTTCAAGAATTATGCCATTATACTTTGCTTTTGCCATACCTTGAACTCCTTTACTGTAATCATTATATCATATTATTATAAATTGTCAAGAAGGATTTAGAGGTGTGGATTAACAGCATGATCAGAGCCGGGATAGCACGGGATGATGCGGATAAAAAAAGAAGGTGGATTTTCGTTCCACCTTTTAATAATCATAATTTTCTATGTCTTGTGGTATGTGGAAACTAATTCCTTTTTGTTCCAACATATCATAGTAATCAGTCCATTCTAAGTCTTCTTCAAATCTTCTTTTTTCGAATTCTTCTAATGTTTCTCTACAACCAACTGCATTATCAGTAATAATATACTCGAATGGTTGTTTTGTGTCGTAATCGTTAATAATAAATAGTTCATTCATTTTCATAATTTTTCTCCTTATCTAGCATACCATACCACAAACAAATGTTCTTTACCATCACTACTATTCCAAGGTGTATAAGAAGGTTTGTGGTGTGCCTTTCTGTAAGAGTTTTGATTTTTTTGAATTGTTTTACACAACTCCTTTGCTTCACTTTCAGTTTCAACAAATTCGAATGTTCTTGTTAACATTACCATATCTCCTTTCTTCCTAATTAAATTATATCATAAAACGATATTAAGTCAAGTTTTTTGTTTAATTCAATAGATATCCAGAAGCTGTCTGGTTCTACCCGTGCTAAACGATCAGGATAAAAAAATCAGGAACTGTTCGTTCCCAATCTTTTACTGTATTTCTTTTTCGTGAATTGTAATATCACAATGAAAATTTACCCATTCACCTTTTTCCCAAATCGACCAACTCATATCGCCATCGACATAATTGTCTTCTTCGGCATCGCATCGTTTAAAGTCATCTCGCACTTCAACCATTATTTTTTTCATTTCTTTTTGTGCATCTTCAAACTTTTCGTAAACACCAACCACATCATTTGTGAAATCGCCACTGTCTACACTATGGTAATTACACACCAATACATAAACTCTCATAATTATTCCACCCTTTCTATCACCATATCACTTAAATCCATAAAAATATGTTTCCACATTTTTACATTACGAATAAACCATTCAGTCATAGCGATTTTAACCAAGATATTCTTTTGTGCCAATAACTTTGCTTGTCTTTCATTATCTGCTTCAACGGTTGTCCAATAATCGTTGTTAATCATACAAACTTCATCTTGGTAAACCACATCACTAAATCTTTTTATGCCAACTTTGTATTTCATAATTATTTACTCCCTTTTCCTATCTTAATTATACCATATTATTATATTAAGTCAATAGATTTGTTTAAGTTTTTTGGATTTATTTTTTCCAGACGATCATGCTCCCCGGAACAAGTTAGCACGGGTAGATGATGTAAAAAAGAAGGAAGCGATTCGCTCGCTTCCCAATTTTTTATGATTTTAATTGCAATTCGCCAAAGTTCATTACTGCTATTTCTTGTGGTGCTAATGTAATTTGCTTGCCATTGTAATCAGTTAATGTAACCAATTCATTACGAAGGTTTTTGATATACACATAATCACTAAACCATTTTTCATAGTATGTTTTTTCTCTCATATCCAACATATCATCACCATTATATTTGTAAACCAACTTCTCGTCTTCGTAATGATGATTTTCCTTGTTGAATTTTGCGACTTCATAATGATAGGTAGCAATGTCATAAACTCTTTTTAATGAATTGATAACCTTTCTACCATGTCCTGCCCATTTTTTGGTTGGCATATACATATCTCCGTTAAATTCGGTAGATGTCATAACACCACCATTAATAATTATTGCGATTTGTCCTCTTGTCATTTTCTAATACCTCCTTGGACATTATTATATTATCATATTATTATAAAAATATCAAGGAAAACATTTAACTTTTCTGCAGAAATATCCAACAGAATTCCGGGAACATCAGGATACCTCTATCGCACGGACATCAATCCTCAGCTTCCACGTCCGGACAAAACTTGACAAATTTGAAGTTATATAGTATTATGATATTGCGAAAGGAAGAAGGAAAATATGTCAGAAGAATACAATAAAAAGAAAAGAGCATATTCATTAAAATACCAAAAGGATAATTATGCGACAGTTGTTCTCCATTTCAACCGTAAATACGAAAACGATTTCATTGTGGCATTAGATAAATTACCCAATAAGACTGAATATGTTAAAAAATTAATTAAAAAGGATTTAGGTTTATAAAAAAAGAAGCGGATCATGACGATCCGTTTTTTTCTGGATACCTCTAAAGCACGGGGGATAAGAGCAGAAGAAAACCGCAGCGATTTGCTACGGTTCTTTTTTATTCTTTCCAAGCAAACTTGTCGTAAGTTATTTCGACTAATTCACCAATGCCACTTAACGATTTGAGTTCTTTTTTACTCATTCCACCCAAGACATCTTCTAAACTATCCATATACCAATAAGGCGACATACCATCTGGTGCATCATCGTAGTGTGCATACAACATATGAGCCATATCAGCAGGATTATAACCTTTAACTTTTGCCATATTCCTTAGATTGTCGTAATAACCGTTTTCTTCGTAAATAGCCAAGAATAAATAAATAAATGCTTGATTTTGTTTTTCGCAACCCATACACCATTATCTCCCTTCCAATAAATCTTTAAGTTGTCTATACATTTCACCTTTGTCTAGGCAATCTTGCCATAATTCGCTTGGACTTGATGGTTCGCCATTCTTAGCACCATACCAACAGTCAAATTCTTCTTCTGCATCATAGTTTTCGCAATAAGCGATGATATCTTCTTTGGTTTTTTCTTCGATTACCATATCGCCACCACAAGGACTATAATTTTCCAAGCAATAACCATCATCAGTTTTTTCCACTGACCAACCTAAGTCTTCTATTGCCTTAATGTCTTTTTTAGTAAGTTTCATACCATTTTCTCCTTTTCTTACCTTACCTTTATTATATCATAATATAATAAAAAGTCAAGAGTATTATTTAAGTTCGCCACAACTTCTGATGCGGAATTTTCAGCTGCGATCAGGAGGAGTGAAGCACGGATAAATCCAGACAGCATGATGTCGAAACGGTATAAAAAAAGTAGCGACTTCTCGCTACTTGTTTCTAACCATTTCTTTATAGTTCGTGTTCGTAGTAGTGTCCATAGGTTTCTCTACACCTATCACACAACTCATCTCTTGTTCCTTTTGCCAAGTTTCCACACCCACAAATGTGATAACCTTTAGGCACTTCACACTTGAAACGGACTGATTTTACTTTCTCATAACCTTTCCAAGTCTTGACACCTTCAAGGACTTGTTGTTCAGTAAATTTGTAATCTTGTGTTGTGAATACTATGGCACCATTCGGAAACACCAATTCATAAGCATATTTACTCATAACCAAGTTCAATATCCCTTCCTACTTTTAACATTTGGCAACCCTTTCTTGCCTTTACATTCGCCATTGCGACTTCTTTTGAGAATAATAATGGTAAATCTCTACCATCTCTAATTAATTGTCCATAAATGGTTAAACACCATTCTTTTTTCGGATACTTTCTTTTCATAAACCTTTCTCCTACCTTTCACACCTATATTATAATATGATATATAACTAATGTCAAGCATTTCCTTAAATTTCTTGACCAAGAAGTTTTCTGGAATTCCACTCCTCGTCTCGCACGGTAATGATCGGTCAGGATAAAATAAAAGTGATGTTTCGAACCATCACTTCTTTTCTTAAACGGTTGCAAATGAACAGTAGTAGGAGGGACAACCGTTAGTTATCGGTAACCAACCATTCGACTTTTCGTAGCGAATTAACGAACAATAAGGTTTTGTAGGTAGACCTTGTTAGTTTGCACCCATTAGAATTTAGGTACCCTATGTTTCTAATAATTTATAATATTATGATGCCAAATTTTTTCAGAGATGTCAATCCGGAATTGACAAATTTTGCACGGATAGAGCGTCCCGATCATGCTCACACTTCTCCAACAACGACACAAAAAAAGAAGGCATTTGCAACTACCTTCTTCCAAAAATTTATTTTGTTCCACATTCTCTTTATCGTTGTGATGTGGCAAACACCATACGGATTTTCAGTAAATCGACTGGGTATTACGTTCACCTTACGCCAATTATGACACTTGGTAGCCTTTGGTTATTCACCGGCAAATTTTTACTATAGTTCTTGCCTTTAACTATGTAAGTTGTTTTCTTTCTTACACTATTATAATACCATACCTACCATTTATTGTCAATACTTTTATTAAACTTTTTTAAAATATTTTTGATAGAAGTGGAGCGGTCTGATCATGCTCAGGAACGCAGCTTCAAGCACGGATACGCAATCCCCGGGTCGAAATTTTCTGGACATAAAAAAACAGTGGCGATTCACATCACCACCATTCCTTTTTAATATTCTTCTGGAAATAGAATTGTCGTATAACTTCTATCCCATTCAGTAATAATATAAATACTCACATCACCATTGTAATTATATTTACTAAACAGTCTATCACCATTTTTTAATGCATCTTCATTAGCACTCTTATCTTCTTCATCCAAATCGCCCCAGTCACCATTGATGTGCCTTTCAAAACTCTTTGTAACGAAATTCCGAAATTGATAATCAGTGTGCATTAACATATTTACACCATTAGTAACAACAGTTTGTCCGATATTAAATTTCATTTTGCTATCTCCTTTTCACATTATTATTATAACATATTATGGTATTATGTCAAGTATTTCGCTAAACAAAATTCCACAACGACTGCCACACCAATCCGAACCTCTACTGCACGGTTATGATCGCTCCAGCTACTTCAACTTCGGTAGGCACAAAAAAAGAAGGCATTTCGCCTTCTCGTTTTTTCCTAACCATTAACCAAGTGAGATTAGGTTTTCTAGTTTAACCCTAAATATTGGACTATCATTATTGTTAGGTTTAACCATTGTTTCATATGTGGTTTTGTCAACCATTGCACCATTGATTAAGTAAGTGCTTTTTGCTTTGATTTTTGTTTTACCAAATTGAACTAGATAATTACCATTGCTTGCTTTATAGAGAATATCTTTAATAACAACATTATCACCATTGCCAACATTTTTAACCACAACACCTTTGATATTTCCGTATTTAACGAAACGGACAACACCATTGCTAATCTTTTCGCATTTCACACCATTGACAACTTTTTCACTTTTCCAACTTGCCTTAATGAACTTGCCTTTTCTAATACCATTGAGTTTTGTTTGTAAGTCTTGTAATAACATAATCTTTTCTCCTTCACCTTACACTTTAATTTTATACCATATTATTACCATTGTCAATACTTTTGCTTAACTTTTTCAAAAATATTTTCAACGACTGTTCTGGAAGCAGGAGGTGAAAAATCGCACGGGGAGAGAGGATTGCAATTGGTTCAAATTTATCCACAAAAAATCCACACATTCATACACATATGAGTATGCATTATAAAAATGAGAACTAGACAATATATACAAAACAGTCTATAACATTTGAAAACCTTGTTTTTGAACAGTTTGAGACATTTTTGTTAGGAAGAGAACTAAACACCCACCCCCTACCCTAATAGGCAGTAGTAGTGTCAGTTTTGAAACAGCCCCCCACCACAAAAATAGTCCCTCTCCTAACCACTCCACCCCTTACCATATTATGATAAATCCAGTATGTTTATTTCACAACCCTGTTTAATCAAAATCGCTAAGGTATAGTTATTTTTAATATAGTTCTGCGCTTTTTGTTTCGTACGGAACTCGATTGCTAAACCGATATCATCGGTGAGCATATCGCATTCTGCGACATATTTGTAAGTATAGTCTGGATATTTAATGAAAATGAGACAAGGTGATTTTGTTTTATTTAAAAATTTTTCCACTGGTAAATATTTTGGTGGAATTTGGTAAACTGTTAAAAGTCTTTTTTGCACAGTATCATAAACAAATATATGATTTTCAAAGACACGAATATCGTAAAAACCACCGTCTA